AAATCGTCTGCCTGCCACTGTTGGGCGCGAGATTCTTGCCAAGTATCCGGTAGCTAATGCGCCCAAGCTGGGCGACTACGGCGTCAGCACCGAAGCCATGAAGTTGATGATGAACTATGTTGCAGTGCCGCGCGAAATGGGCGAGCCGCTGCAACTCAAAACCCAAGCCCTCATTGATAACCATGTACCTGACGGCCAGACGTTGATTCGTCTGGAGTTTGAAATGTTGAGGTACAACACCGATTTTTTCGGCATCGCCGGGAGCCAAGATTTCCTCGGCTCCCTGATCAAAAAGTACCTTCCGTTGATTACTTCAACTCTGATGGATTCTTTGCCGCCATCATTACGGCAGGCTTTGCAACAAGAACCGAACTCAAAACAAGCATAGACTTGGAAGAGGCGATGGACCTTTGGGAAATCGCCACTGTGAACAAGTACAATGAGTGGCTAGCGGTTGAGCACTCTAAGCGCAAGGGCGGCAGATAAGCCATGCTTCTAGATATTTTCAAGATGATTTTCGAGGCCGACACAAAAAAGGCCGAGGAAGGAATCAAGAAAGCCGAGAAATCTACGGAAGACTTGGTAAAGGAATTTTTGTCTGCCGATAAGGCCGCTGAGAAGCTTGGCGGCTCTATCAAGGACATGGCCAAAAATGCCATTGGAGCGCTTGGCGCCGCCTTAGCCGTTGCCTCGACTGTATCTGGGGCGCTTGGTCGGGCTGAGGATATTGCAGCGATTGAGAGCACTAGCAATGCGCTGAATATTGCGGTCGAGGACGTTGATGCATTCGGCAAGGCCATGACCCGGCTCGGCGGCGATGCTCAAGGCGCACGCGACTCACTAACCGACATGGCCGAGTCTATTGGCGAGGCAATGCAGGACGTTGAGTCAGGCCGAGCTAAGACCTTTGCAGCACTGGGCGTAGACCTGCGCAACGTAGACGGCAGTGCGATTAACGCCGCAGAGGGGATGTTGCGACTTGCTGAGTCTGTAGAGGGTATGAGCAAGGGCGAGGCTGTATTCCGCATCAAGGAACTTGGCATCACCGACAACCGCACGGTCGAGGCGCTGTTAAAGGGCCGCAAGGAATTGGAGCGCCTGCTTAAAGTCCAGAAAGAAGCCAACCCATTGACGGCTGAGCAGGTAAAGCGCGCCAAGGAATTGACGGAAACTATGGGGGGATGGAAGAACGCCACAAGTAATGCCGCTGCTCAGTTCTTCGATATGCTGATCCCAGCGCTTACCAAGGTTATCGGCTGGCTAACCAAGATCGTGGATTGGGCGGGCGAGCATAAGGACTTTGTGGTCGGCTTCTTCATTGCCATCGCTGGTGTGGTGGCGGCTGTGTACCTGCCTGCTATGATCAGCGCCGCAGCCGCTACCCTGGCCGCAACCTGGCCCATCCTGGCCATTGGTGCCGCTATCGTCGCAGCCGCAGCAGCCTTTGCGCTGATATATGACGACATCATGAACTTCATCGACGGCAATGATTCGATGATCGGCCAGTTGATCACGCAATATCCGATTATCGGTGACGTGATCAATACGCTTGTTGCTGCCTTCAAGCAGTTGATGGAGTGGGGCGGCGTCGCGTTTGAGTTTCTGAAATCTGGAGCAGCTAGCCTGCTGGAAGGGTTCCAGGCTTTCGGCAATGGAATCATTGCTGTATTTGAGTTCATCGGAGCCATGTGGAAGGCTCAATTTGACTTCATTATGGCCGGCGTTGATATGGTCAAAAATGGCCTAACCAGCGTTGCCGAGTTCTTTGGCTTTGGTGGGGGTGGCGAAGATAGCGTGGCTGCTGCAAACCAGCAGCTTAATGCCGCATCCACTAACCCGATGAACGCTGTGTCTAGCAATGCAATCAGCAACACGGCCAACAACAGCAAAGAGACGAATGTGCAGGTCGGCCAGGTGACTGTGCAGACGCAAGCAACCGATGCGCAGGGCATTAGCCAGAGCGTCGGCGGCGAACTGCAAACTCAGCTCAAAAACCTTGAGGCCGAGACAGCGACGGGGGTAGACCGATGATTAGCGTTGTCTCGATTCTGGACAGTGACAACTATCAAGTTCTGTTCAATGACGCCAGCTTGATGAAGCTGGACATCCTTGACGAAATCAAGGTCACTCAGTTTCAGGTAGAGGACGGGACTACCCGCTCAGACCATACTGTCAGCCTGCCTATCGTGATCAATGGCGCCATGTTGATTAACGAGAATGCGCGGGTAGCGTTTACCAATCTGCGCCAGGCGTACCTAGACAACCGGCTGCTGATCATTCAGACCCGAGTTAATAGTTATCCCTCGATGCTGATCACCGGCATCCCGCACACTGAGACGATTGATAACCTGCTGGGCGTTACCGTCAATATACGGTTTGAGGAATGGCGCACCGTGGCCCCGGTCTATGGTGAGTTGCCGCTAGGGACTACGCGCAACCCTGCGCAGTCGTCCACTGTCAATCGTGGCCAGCAGCAGACCACGAACGCAGACGCAGAGGCTGGAGCAGAGCCGCGCCGGAAGGGCAGTATCCTGTCTGGAGTGTTCAACTGATGCAGCAGATTCAGCTAGCCGCAGTACCCAATCAATCGCTGTCGTTCACGGTTGACGGGAACTTGTGGCAGATCACTATCAAGCAAGCCGTCACCAGCATGATTATGGATGTTGTGGTGAATGATCAGGTGCTCATTAGCGGCACGCGCATTCCTGGCGATGACTTTATTCTGCCGTACCCTTATATCGGCGTGCAGTTCGGCAACCTCATGCTGACCACTGAGCGCAATATGCTGCCTGACTACACTCAGTTTGGCGCGACTCAACAGCTTTTCTACTGGACTCCCGAAGAAATGGAGGCGCTCAGTGGATGAAGTTGACCGCAGGGTTATCCGGGTAGGTATAGAGATTGGTGGCCGAATCAATTTCTACGAGGGATTGCGGGTAAAGGCGAGCGGGACCAAGTACGCTAACCCGTTGCAGAACGACTGCACCGTGACTATCTCCGGTCTATCACAAGCAACGCGCGACAGACTTTTGACGGATACCAGCCCGTTTAACCCGTCGCCAGTTCCAAAGCGACTGATTGTTGACGCTGGCCGCGAGTCATACGGCACTTTCCGCCTGTTTATTGGCGACATAACTAGCGCCGAACCATCTTCCCCGCCTGACGTGGATGTGATCATTAAGGCGAAAACCGAGAACGCCCAGGCGATGAACGTGGCTGCCGTGTCTGCTGGTCCTTCTGCGCGCGTTAGTGCGATTGCTAAACAGGTAGCCAGCACGTTAGGCGTTGGGCTGCTGTTCGAGGCTATGGACAAGAGCGTGGCAAACTGGAGCTATACCGGCCCCGCCTTAAAGATGATCCGCAGGCTTGAGGAAATGGGCGGCGTCCGTGCGTTCATAGATGATGATTTGATGATCGTTAAAGATATGGGCCGACCGATTCGCGGCGCTGTTCGCATCTTGAACATGGATAGCGGCCTAGTCGGCATCCCGAAAGCGACCGAGAAAGGTCTAGACGTAACTTTCCTGATTGACCGAGAGACTCGATTAGGTGGATTGATCCGGCTTGATAGTAGAATGAACAAGCCTTTGAACGGTGACTACGTTATTGACCAGCTCAAGTTTGACGTGGCCACGCACGAAGACCCGTTTTTCTACCAAGCGCAGTGCTCCAGACTATGACCAACATCAATAAGCCGAACACAGATGCTGCTAATGAAGGCAGCCTAGCCGGGCAGATGGATGCGTTTATCGGTGGCTGGGTCAGGGATAACCTAGACGACATGTTGCCGGCCACTGTCGTTAGCTACGATCCGCTAAGCAATCGTGCGGTGATCAAGCCTCTTGTGATGATTGGCACGACTGACGGCGCCAAGCGTTCCCGCGCTCAGGTGGCGAATATTCAGGTGTTCCGGTATGGGGCTGGCGGTTTCTTCCAGCGCTACCCGGTCAAGCCTGGCGACTTCGGCTGGCTGAAAGCCAATGACCGCGATATTAGCCTAGTGCTACAGCGTGGTGGTTTGGAGGATTGGCCAAACACCAAGAGGCGCCATAACTTCTCTGACGCCATGTTCTATCCAGATACCATCAAGGATTGGGTAGTGGCTGGCGCAGATACAGACGCTATGACGCTGCAAAGCCTCGACGGCCTATCAGTGGTATCCATAGCTGCTGACAATATTGAAGTTCGGCAGGGCGCAACAAAGACCCGTACAGACGCAGCCGGGATAACGTGGACTGCTGGCGGGCATGTAATGACTATGACCGCTGCCGGCCTATTCTTTGACGGCAAGCGCATAGACAACCTTCACCAGCACCTTAACGGCACACAGCCTGACGGAAATACGGGGGTGGTTCTGTGAGAACTTTCCTAACAGACGAACATAACGACTTTGTGCAGGACGCCTCAGGCAATCTGGTCATCACTACCGGGCTAGAGGCCGAGGCCCAAGAGTCGCGCCACTTCGCAGCCACTCAGCGCGGGGAGATGATTCACCAGACCCAAAACGGCGTGCCGTTCTTCCCGCTGACGTTTGGCGCGTTTCCGTCTATCCCGCAGTTTGAAGCCGCTATTGCTGATCGACTGCGCCAATCTCCTGACGTTGTGGAAGTGTTAAGCGTCGAAGCTAGTCAAGTTTCTGACACTTTGGTTTATACTGCACAAATCAGAACCACAACCGGCGTGACGACTATCAATGGCTAGCTATCAGTACATCACCAGCACCGGAGTCATCGTCCCCGATACCGCTACCACTCGCGCAGAGGTTGAGGCTGAATTTCGCGCCATCTTTGGCGCTGATATGCCGGTTGACCCGTCCACCCCGCAGGGTGGGTTTATTACCATGCTCACCCAAGAGCGTGACGGGATCGCACGGAACAACGCAGAGCTTGCAAACCAGATCAACCCAGACCTTGCTGGCGGCGTGTTCCTTGACGCGCTACTGCGGTTCACTGGCGGCACCCGAGAGCCTGCCACCTTTTCCACCCTTTCAGGCGTAGAGCTTGGCGGCGTACCACTTACCCTGATCCCTGCTGGCTCGCTGGCATCGGTTGAAACGACCGGCGCACTGTTTGAGCTGATAACTGACGTCACGCTAGACGCCATTGGCGAAGGACTCGGCAACTTCCGAGCGCTTGATGCTGGCCCGATTGAAGTACCGGTAAACGGCTTGAACGGCATTGCCTCTGGTGTGCTTGGCTGGGAAACCGTATCTAACCCTACCGTCGCAGTGCCTGGACGACTTGCCGAAGGCGATATTCCCGCCCGCCTGCGACGTCGCAGCACACTTGCGCTACAGACCATTTCCATCGTCGAGGCCATCTATGGCGCTCTGTATGACGTAGAGGGCGTGCAGTCGCTGAGCTTCCGAGAAAATATCGCCAGCACTAACCAGACTATCGACGGAATTTTGATGGTGCCGCACAGCGTCTATGCGTGCGTAGATGGCGGCGCAGATCAAGACGTTGCACAGGCGCTGTATCAGGAGAAAACCGCAGGAGCTAACTACAACGGCACGACAACCGTTAACGTCACCGACCCCCGTAGCGGCCAGATTATCCCGGTCAAGTTCTCGCGCCCTTCCGAGATAACTACCACTCTCCGATTCACCATTGCTCCAACCGCATTAGATGCCGCGAATATCATTCCTGACGCTGTGATCGCCTATCGTGACGGCGAGCTAAACGGTGATCGCGGGTTTACTGTGGGAAAGGACGTTTCCCCGTTTGAGCTGGCCGGCGCAGTGCATCAAGTTGAGCCGTCTATCTTTATCAAGCTGGTAGAGATTTCCACTAACGGTGGCGTTAGCTGGTCCTCGTCTACTCTGGCCGTGAACATTGATCAGGTAGCGCGCATCGCCCGCGCATCTGTGCTTGTGGTGACGGCATGACAGATACCATCCAGACATTTGATCCTGATGTTGACGTAACGCCTTCTATCCTCTGGCAGTACGAAAACGCTAGCAAGTTTGTTGCGCTGATCCTGTCGCAGCAGGCATGGATTGAGGAGAATCAGAACAAGTTCTGGACTGACTGGTTTCGTGATGTATTTGACGTAGACACGGCAAATGACTTTGGTCTGTCGGTGTGGTCGCGCATTCTCAACATTAATCTGTATGTAGATGCGCCGCCCACCACTGGTAATGGCCGTTGGGGCTTCGGGCAGTATCGTAGCAACTTCAACCGCGCTGGGTTCGGTCGTAACAGCCAAGGCGTTATCGGCCTGACGCTTGAGCAGAAGCGAATCATCATCAAGCTACGCATGGTGCAGCTAATCACTCGCCCGACTGCTTACTACATCAATGAGCAGCTAGACCGAGTGTTCAACACTGACACCAAAAAGCTATACGCTTACGATACGCTTGATATGTCTGATATCGTATATGTATTCAACTATCCGCCAGAAAGCGCAATTGAGTTCATCCTTCGGAACTTTGATATTTTGCCGCGCCCGTCAACGCTTGGCGTTCGCTGGATTTACTCTTATACGCAGGCATGGGGATTTGGCCCGTACCGCCTGAACTTCAATAACGGAAACTTCTCAGGAGCCGCATAATGGCTAAAAAGTTTGAGATACCTTTTGCCTTTAGTGGCGACAAAACAGCGGTTCCGGTTGGGGTTCAACCTGACGGCAGCGTTAGCTATACCAACGGCTTTGGACCTGACTATGAGCTAGATAAGCTGGTCGATCCGGTAAACGCCAAAGACGTTCCCCGAGATCAGACAAACCAACTGTTCTTTGATACCACCGATGCTATCGGAGAGCTTCAAGAAAAAGGCTTTGCTCCGTGGTCTAACGACATGAACTACGCAGCAAAAGCCTTTGCGCTTGGCCCTACTAATGGCCTGCTGTATGTCGCGCTTCAAGCTAGCGGCCCTTCCACTACTGCGCGCAATCCGGAAACCGAGCCAACCTATTGGGAGCGGTTTGCCCTACGCGGCATGATTGCGTTTACCTCTGCCGGCGTTACTGCGTGGACTGTTCCTCTTGCAATGCAGCTTGGCATCATCAAGCCGAAAGTCACCGTCACTGGTGCTGGTGGTGGTGGCTCTAAGATTTCCGGCACAACTGGCGTTGGCGGTGGTGGCGGCGGTACTACTATCGGCGTTGTTGACCTGACCGGCGTTACCTCCGTTTCAATCACTGTTGGTACGCCTGGTGCAGCTGCTGCCGGCTCTGCGCCTTCTGCCGGCTCCAATGGCGGCACTTCTTCCTTTGGTGCCTTCCTGAGCGCTACTGGTGGTGCTGGTGGCAACACGGCAGGTAACAAAGCAGTAGGTGGCGCAGGCACTGGCGGCCTTATCAACCTTGACGGCGGATCGGCTAACGGCGTGCTCGGCAATGGCGACGGCGGCGGTTCCTATTGGGGCCAGGGCGGTCTAGGCCCGACTTCTGGCTCTGGCGTCGGCAGCACTGGCTATACCTTCGGCGCTGGCGGCGCTGGCAGCTCTGGCAACCTTGCTGCCGGCGGTGGCTCTGTTGGTATTGTGGTGATCGAATGGTAAACATATATCGCTGGGGAAGCCGCTACGGCGGTAACGACTGGTGCTTTGTCCGCACGCCAGCCGATTATCGTGAGACGGGGAAGCCGCATGAGCTGGTAATCCTGAATCACGGCAACGGCTGGATCATGGACGGCACCGAGGCTACTGCTAACTTTTCTGAGAAAACCCAGTTTGGCGTTGATTCTCAAAACGGCGGCGAGTACCTGAATACCAATCGCCCGGACTATGTGCAGTATTCAAACCCGCTGATTGAAGCCCTGCTAGCGGAAGGCTTTGTAGTGGCTGGCGCGCAGAATGACGGCCAGAACTATTCCGAAGGATCGGCAGGCTACGGCAACGAAGAGACGCGAACCAACATCATAGACTTCGTGTCGCACTGCCAGCGCAATTACAACGTCACCGATTACTGTCACATGATCGGTGCTAGCAACGGATGCCTTGCAACACTCAACGTCGCAATGATCACCCCGCCAGGCTTTATCCGTTCTGTTACCCTGCTGTATCCACTTATCAGCCTGTACTACGCATGGAAGGTTAGCCATAACTATGGCGTGCGCATGGCCTATCCTGGCGCGACTAGCTTTAGTCAGTTCACCGACATTACGCGCGGCCATGATCCGCTGACATTCCAAGTCACCCGCACTAACTTGGTTTCGTGGACAAACGAATCAGACTATGCAAATGATGCCTCTCAGCCGGTGACGATCTACAAATCGACCGCTATTAGCTGGCCTCGCATATACTGCATTCACAGTCCGAACGACACAGTAACCCCGAGCGCCAACCATTGGGTTCCGTTTAAAAAGCTGTTGCTTCGCAGCCATTGCAAGCATCTGGAAAAGATTGTGGCTGGCCAACATGGTGACTATCGCCATTTTGACGTGGCCAGCATCATTAGTTGGATTAAGAGGTGATTTTATGTGGGCACTGATTGAAAATAGCGTTGTTCGTGAAGTGACGGACATTGATCCTAAAGGCCGTTTTCCTGAGTCTATGGAATGGGTGAAGTGCGATCGCTCTACTCAGGAAGGCTATTTGTATGACGGCAAGAAATTTTCCAAACCTGCCCCGTCCGCTGTTGACGTTGACGCTCTTCTGCGCCAAGCCTACGCCGCAAACTCTGACCACCTGTTTATGAAGTGGCAGGCTTCCGGCCTAGACGCTGACAAACAAACTTGGCTCAAAGCGCGAGAAGAAGTCCGCGCAAGTGTCCTGGCTCAGCTCGGATAAGGCTTAGGCATGGCAGACGAAATGAACAGCATTCCTCCGCGCGTGGGATCGCTAGAAATGGACGTTCACACTGTAAAGCACCGTCTTTCCGTGCTTGAGGAAACACACCGCGACCTTCCACATAGGATGACTAAGGTGGAGATTGCCGTGGAGCGTCTGCCAGTGATTGATAAGCGCCTTGAGCAGCTAGAGGACCAAGTGACCAAGGGTTTTAACAAGGTGCTTGGCGCGGTTGGTGGTGCTGGTTTCATTCTCGGCCTGATCGAGTTCGGCCCTAAGCTTCTCAAAATCCTTGGGGGTAACTAATGCCAGCTTGGGCAGCATGGATAGTTGGTCTGGCATTGATGTTTCTGGTTGGCCTGATAACTGGGTTTGGTTATGCAACTGAGGCCACAAGGGCAACAATTGCAAACGAGTGCAGGAAGGCCGAGGCATTTACCGTGAAGCGCACAGGCTTCAAGTGTGAGGTAATCCGATGATCAAAGACAGCTACAGCCAGTTGCGCCGCGACGAAGGCGAACGCCTATCGGCCTATCAGGATCACTTGGGATTCTGGACTATCGGCGTCGGCATCCTGATTGACGCGCGCAAGGGTGGCGGCCTGATGCCGGAGGAATCCGAGTTCATCTTTCAGAACCGCTTAAAGCTGCTGAATGCCGAGCTAGAAAAGCGTCTGCCGTGGATTAAGAAACTTGACCCGGCTAGGCGTGGTGTACTCGTCAACATGGCTTTCCAGATGGGCGTTGCTGGCCTGCTGGGCTTCAAGAATACCCTTGCACTGATCGAGCGCGGCGAATACGAAAAGGCATCGCGCGAAATGCTAT